TTGGTTGATGACGGTGTTGAAAAGCTGCGTGTAGCCGATGTACGGAAGCGAACCGATGGTCAGTGCATGGTACCCAAGCTCGCGCTTGATGCGGTAGAGCTCCTGTGCCGTGAACGCCATCGGTTCGCCTCTCGCTCACATCAGACGGGGTAGACGCCGCCGCCGTCGAAATTGCTTCCGGCGACGTAGTTGTACGTCATCGAGTAGGTGTCCAGCGACGTGCCGGACGCGACGCCGCTCACCAGCGAGAAGCGCACCCAGGGCACGCCCCGAATGCACAGCGGCGCCTCGACGTACTTGGCGCCGGTGCCGGTGTCGGTCTGCAGCACCACGTGAGCGGCGTTGTTCGCGCCGACCACATCGCGCCACGTGGAGTTGTCGTCCGACGCCTGCCACTTGCCGGTGAGCGTGATCGTGTTGGTCTTGGTGGACCAGTACACGCGCGCCGACAGGGAGCCGGGGACAACGGTGTTGGTCGCCAGCGCCGGCATGTTCTTCGCCGCCCCGATGGGTCCTAGAGCGAAGGTGCCGGCAGTGGTGTTGATCCCAGTTCTACGAGGGTTTGCCATCGTGCTTGCCTCTCAGCCTCAGCTCACGTCCGCCGTGTAGCTGACCTTGCGGACGAAGGTGTTGTCCAGCGTCTCGAACGCCATGTCGCCGCGCCAGATGAGCGGGACGGACTCGCCGTAGTTGTCGTTCGTCGAGTAGACGACGGCCGGCGGACGACCCATGCCGATGCCAAGGGCGCCGGGGGCGAACGCAAGTCCGGTGTGGATGTTCACCGAGTTCGTGTTCGCGGTCACGTTGAGCGTGTTGCTGACGAACACGTACCACTCGGGCAGCACCGCCTTCAGCGCGGTGTACCGCCGGAACATCGGCGACGTCTGCGGGAAGTCGTGGCTGTAGAGCGCGAACTGCTTGTCGTCCTTGATCTGCTTGTGACCGGCCGCGCTCAAGACCACCAGTCGCCGACCGTCCGGGAACACCGGCAGGTTGGACTCGTCCATCGTCTTGGCGAGGCGCGAAAGGGTCTCGTAGTCGAGCGGGAACTGACCGGTTGCGGTCGCGTCGTCGACCGCCATCATCCCGTTGGGATAGGTGGTCGCCGAGGCCTGCATCCCGAGGGCGACGCCCACGGAGTCGAGGAACTTGTGGAAGTCCCGAACCAGATGCTTGCCCGCGACCTGGATCAGGTTGTGGACGCCCATCTGCGCGTCGAACGCCTCGACCACGAGAGGACGGATGCCAGCCGCGGTGTTGCAGTAGGGCCCGCCGTAGCGGTCCAACGTCAGCACGGCCTGCTCGGACTCGACCTTGATCCCCTCGGTGGAGATGGTGCTGTTCGCCGGGATGCGCCGAGCCGCCAGCGTGTAGGTCGAGTCGGTGTACTTCGGGCGGTTCACCCGCACGTTGGTTCCGGGCTGGCCCTTGAAGTCGATCTTCGCAGCGAACAGGCTCTCGCTGAGGACGTCCGCCTCGAGCATGAGCCGGTCGTCCTGGGCGTTGGTGTAGTCGGCGCCCTGCCCACCGATGGTGCGACCGGGGAGGCCAACCGCCGACGGAGGAGCGAGAGACACCCCGAGCGCCGACAGCATCAGGTCAGCGAAGACGTACTGGGGCTCGGGCTTCACCAACAGCTTGGTGGAAGTCCAATCGAAGAACTCTTGGGGGAGCGTGGCGCGGGAAATGTGGAGTCCGGACATGGCCTCTTCCGTGTTGTTGTCCGGGCATCACGCCCGGGGTGGTTCACTTGGCGAAGAACAGCGACGCGGCGTTCGACTGAGCGAAAGCAGCGGCAGCGAAAGGGTTCTCGGAGTTGAGCCGTTTGTACGTGGCCCGCACGTCCGTCACCACCGCGGCCCCGGCTTCGGCGGGAGCGTTGGGGCGAGGGGCGGTGTTCACAGGAGCCGCCGGGGGCGTTGCAGGTGGAGCGACAGGCGCCGGGGTGGCGACGGTCATCAGTCCGCTTGCTCGCAATCGGTCGATTGTCGCGAGCTGCTTTGCCGGGTCGTCACCGGCCTCGGCGGTCACGAATGCCTTGGCGCGATCGTCCAATCCCGCCATCTCAGCAGAGGCGCGGCCGGCAATGACCACCTCGTAGGCGGTCGCCTTCTCGGCACGGGCCTCAAGCTCCTTGACGCGACCGGTGGCTCGCTCAAGCTCGGAGCGCTCGGCGTCCTGGCGCTTCTTCAGCTCCTCGAGCGCGGCCTTAACGTCCCGCGGGTCGGACACGCCGAGGTCGGCCAGGAGCTCGCGCCGGGCGGCATCCTTGGCGCTGTCGAGCCGGGCCTTCAGGGCCTCGGGCGGCAGCTCTGCAGCCTGCACACGCGGCTTCTCGACAGTCGGCGCGGCGGGGGTTTCGGTCTTGGTCTCAGGCGCAGCGGTGCCCTGGAGGTCATCAGCCATTTGCACTCCTTCGACCTTTAGCGGGAGTCGTCCCCGGTGCGTTGGCGACCTGTTGGGCCGCGGTGATAGGTGGAGGGTGATTTCGGCGTGGGAACGCCTGGGCTCACCCTCTCCACGCCCTTAGCTCATCACTCGCCGGTCACCTTGACGGCAAACGTCACCTGGAAGGTCAGGGGGATCGACCAGGTGGAGGTATTGAGGGCGGTCGCGTTGGTCATCTCGGTCGTCAGGTCCTCGGCGGTGAGGGGGACCGTGATCACGGACGCGGACGCATCCGCAGCACCAGCGCCGACGAGCACGTCGGTCGTCGGAGCCGCCGACAGGGTGAACCGTCCCGGGGCCACAAAGGCGCCACAGAGCACGGTCACGGTCTGGCCGTCGCGCCGCGCATTCTGGATGGCGGACGCAGCGGTGATGGTCGCGTCGTCCGCTTGCGCGTAGGCGGTCGTCGGGAAGGTGCAGTCCACCTTGCAGGTGTAGACCTCGTATTCGTCCGCGCCGATGGTGTGCGTCTGCGAGCGCAGGCGCTGGAAGTCATAGACGGCTTGAATGGTTGCAGCAGTGGCGGCCATTGGGTTGTTCCTTCAGTCAGGCGGTGGTGCGGATTTGGCGGACCACCGCAGGCCTCTTGTCGGCTGCGGCGTCCAGGAGTCGTGAGAGGGCGGCGAGTTGCTTGCGCTCGGTGGCCAGCGCTCGCTCGTGAGCGCGGATGGATCGGCGGAGGCGCGCGGCCTCGGTCTTGGCTTGGCGGATCACTTCGCTGGCCGTGGTCCTCTTGGCCTCTCTTCGCCCCGCCGTGGGCGTCTTGGGGGCGGACTGGGGCGTCTGGGCCTTCGGGGTCGAAACGGGCTCCGGCGGGCTCTCAGCGGGCAGGGCAACGGCGCACATGGCGCACATCCGGACCATGCCGTCCGGCCTCATCGCCACGCGCACCGCCTCGTGCCCGCACGCGGGGCAGCTCACAGGTAGCGCCTCCAGCCGGTGACCTGTAGCGACAGGGACGTCCCGGTAAGGGTGGCGCTGCCGCACTGGGCGACCAGACGCAGAGCGTCGCCAGGGTGCCCGCCCACGGCTGTGTTGGCGGCGAGAGCAGGGGTGCCGGCGCTGGCGTCGGTCCCGCGCCCCACCGCACGCGCCGAGGTGGAGGCCTCGGACTGCGAGGCGTAGTAGACGCGAGACGCGCCCTCGGCGAGCTGCGGCAGGTGGAGCCAGTCCTCCCAGACGCCGCCCGTCACCTGGTCGGCGCGAGCAACTTGGCGCTGCAGGTAGACGTCAAGGGTGCCGAGGGGAACGCCGGCCACGGAGGCACTGACGGCCACCCGGTCATACTGCGCCAGGCCACGGACGACCGAGCCCACCACGTGAGCCGCGGTGGTGTTGGTCGTGGTCGAGCCGCTCATCGTGTAGAGGTCGTGCTTGCGCATGGCTCACCTTCGGTGGCGGCGGTCGTCTCGGCGGTCGTCACGCCGAGGCTGGGGGGTCGGTTGGGGGACGGGCGCGGGCTCGACTGGAGCGCTACGCAGCGACAACCACGACGCTTCTCCGCATCGCGGGCACGTCGGCACCGCGTCGGTGACTTCGTTGTGGCAGACCTGACAGCGCTTCATCTCAGCCTTCCCAGCCCGGTCGGGCTCTCGCTTCGTCGAGCGTCAGCAGGTGCTCTTGACACCGGCAACGCGGGTGGACATGGCCAGGGGTCCCTTCTGGGAAGTCCTCCGTGGCCAAAACGATCGTGCCGTGCGCGTACCCGCAAACGTCGCAAGTCCCCTCATCGAGCTCCGCGTCCCACTGCTTGAAAAGCTGCTCCGCAAGCTCGGGGTGGGCTTCGATGGTGGCCTCAAGCGCCTCCTCGCGGGCGGCGTTCCACGACTGCGCGGTCTCGGTGGCGGCGGTCAGCTCCGAGCGGCGATGCAGCCAGCCGGCGGCATCATCCACCAGGTCCTCGACGCCGGTAGCGCGGGCGAGCTCAACGTGGCGCTGTAGCCCGGTGGCTAATCCGTGCGCCGCTCGCTCTGCCCTGCGAACTTCGTCGCCCCACGACAACGGGGAACCTACCAGCGGGAGCCCCAGCGACAGCATGACCTTCTCGAGGTCGTCGAGGCTAGCCGCCGCAGACGCTCGGCGGCCCGCGATGATGTCCCGCGCCACCCCGTCCCGAAGGCTCTCAGGAGTCCAGATGGGGCTCTCAGCCTCCACCGCGAACGGGCGCACCCGACGCAGCAGTAGGAGCAGCAACGCCCCTTCGGCCGCCAGCATCCGGTTGCGCGCTCGCTCCTCGTCGGCTGCGATTTGCGTTTTCGACCTTGCCACCATGCGCCGCCTCTAGAAGCGCGCGAGCTCCGGCCTCGGCCTGGTCTCGAGCCTTCTCCTCACGCACGGCACGCTCGGCCCGGATCTCTTCCAAGACCGCCGTGACGTTCTCGATATCCAGCGACCTAGCCAGCTTCTGCAGCTTGATTCGGTCGGGGATGGCAATCACCTTGTCCGCCGCCTGCAGGAACTCGGCCGCCAGCTTCTGCTCGGCGGGGTCGGGCTCGTAGTAGTCGCCCCACTTGAGCGAGATAGACGGGCGCGGCCCCAGCTTGGACAGCGCTACCATTAGGCGGCGCAGAACTCGCGACTTCGGCGGCACGGCGCGCATAACCCGGAAGAGCATATAGAGAGCAGGCCGGATCAACCCGTCGGCCATGTCCTCGCGATACTGGTCGCACCGGTCGAGCTGACGCTGACGGAGCATCTGCTGCGCCTTGCCCGACAGAACCGACGCGAAGCGCACCGACTCGGGGTCGGTGAAGACCACGCCAAGCCCCTCGGCAATCTTGTCGCGGAGGTCTCGCGCGTGGTCCTGCAGCGCCTGCAGCGCGTCACCGGGGAGCGTCAGCATCCCGACCTTCACGTCGGGGCTGGTGTACTGCCACCACTCGCCGGGGCCCTTCTTGCGGGCCTTCTTCGCCTCGCCGCCGACCCAGCGGCCATTGGGGCGATTCTCTTTGCCTACCGGCCCGCCCTTCGGCGTCGAGAGGTCTTGCAGTGGCACGGTGGTGCGACCGCGAGCCATGGGGCCGTCTTCGTCGTCCACCCCAATTTCGTATCCCTGCGGGTCGCCGGCGAAGAACGCCGCTCGATGCCACTGCGACAGCGCCATGTCCAGCGCCGTAATCTCGTCCAGGTGGTGCTGATGGATTGCTCGCCCGTCGATGTCCCCCTGGGTGGAGCAGCCGACCATGTGCCGATACCAGATGACCGGGCAGAAGCCGAGTCCGTGCACAATCTCCTCGGCGACCGGCCATTCCGTGGGCACGCGCCCGTCGGGCTGGGCCTTGATCGGCGCGTAGGTGACGTCTTTGGTGGCGTCAATCTCGCGACGATAGAGCCGAGCTTCCTTGCACCACTTCCCGTCTCGGTCCTGCACGTCCACGGTGTAGACGTACTGGATGCGAAGCGACTGCACCGTGCCGTCAGCGGCGAGTGAAAACGGCTCGCACCGCTTCGCCTTCTCGACGTCGATGAAGGGCTCGCCGTCACGCATCCCGCCGATGACCACGGCGGTTCCTTGCCCCTGCGCGGTGGCGAATGCCTGGCGGAAGGCGCGGCGTAGCTTGGCGATGTCCTCGAGCTTCTTGAACCCTCCGGTCACGAACTCGCGGTCGGCCTCGGCCAGGCTATCCGACTCGCTGTTGTCATCGCCATCGTCGCCGTCCGTGAGCTCGAAGGTCGGGAACTTCCCCTCGCCCAAGCATAGGTCCACGTTGCTGTCGATGGCGCCGCGGACGATTGGATACGAGATGCAGGGGCGCCGCTCACGCAGCGGAGGTGCCTGCTCGGACCCGTCGAACCAATCGGGTCTCCCATCGTACTGGGTCGTATCGACGAACGCCTCCAGCCGGTCGAGCGCGCAGTAACGCGGCGAGCGGTTGGCCTGGAGGATCACGGATAGGTCGGTCATGCGTCGGCGTCTTGGTGCGCGCCGCCGAAGCGGACCTGTCGAGTAGCGGGGCGGTGAGTGATCCCGTGGAGGGCCAAAGCCAACGCCCACGCTCGGTCAGCGTGACCGCCAGGGCCACGCGGGGCGTCGTAGCGGATGTTCCCAGCGGAGGTAACGATGCGCCGGAGCGAGCAGACGTCTTCACGGAGACCTTCCGCCGAGCCCTCGTCGCAGTCCTCGAGGTCAGCATCTGCCGCTGGAATACGGAGCCACTCGCCCGAGAAGGCGCCGTGGAGCGTCGTCGCCAATTCCTCCTTGGAGTTGAGGCCGAAGGTCACGCCCTCGACCCGCTGGCGGCCCCACGCACGCTGCATCTCCTGCACAGGGAAGGCGCCGATTCCGGTCTCGTCAACGCACAGACGCCGCACCTTCCAGAACCGGATCGCGTGCTCGGCCAGCGCCAACAGCGCATCGTGATCGGTACGCTTCGCCGTGCGGATTGCCTTTACGGTGGCGACCTGTCCGCTCCAATGCACCACGACCAGTGACGTCAAGTCGTGCTCTTTGCCGATGTCGAGGCCAGCATAATACTCGCCGTCCAGGCAATAGAGGTCGTCAGTCGTCGCCTTGGTGACGTAAGCGCTGGGGATGTACTGCTGCTCGCCGTCAATGAATTTGCAGTTGAAAAACTGGTCAAACAGGCGCCGGTCGCCCTTGGCCATCGACCAGCAGTGCTCGAGGTCAACGTCAAGCCCCTCTTCCAGCGCCGTCAGCAGCGGGATTTCGTGGACCGCGTACCCGGCGTGTTGCTTCGGGTCGGAATAGAGCCCGTGAAAGAGGTTGCCTACCCCGTTCGGAGTCGAGGCCACCCGCACTCGAAACCCACCGCGCAGCGTGACCGGCATCGCCGCATCCCACGTCTGCTCGGCGTGCTCGTGATAGGCGAGCTCATCTAGGAAGAGGTTCCCCGTGAAGCCTCGCCCACCCGTTGACGGAGCCGCCAAGACGCGGCCGCCAGAGGCAAAGCGCACATGGGTCGCGCTCTTGGACTTGAGCTCGGCCATCCTCGAGCCGAGGCGCCGTAGAACCGTCGCGTGCTTGACTACCTTGTCAAGCACCTCGACCGACTCGACCTCGCCCTTGCTGATGATCGTCGTCAGCTCACCGTTGAACGCGCCCGCCGCAGTCGCGAAAGCAGCAGTGCCGTGGCTCTTGCCGTACTGTCGCGACGAGCAGCAGATGGCGCGTCGCGCCGGCTCGAACACCCACGCCCTCTGGCATGGGTAGAAGGTCCCCGACCACGCCTCTAACGCCCGCCACTCCCTCTCGGGAAGCGCGCGCCGATACCGGTCCAGCGTCTCGCCAGAGCGGTCAATCGCTTGGATCGTCGGCCGCGTCAGCATCGCCCGAATCTCGGACGCTGACGGGCTCCTCACTGACACCACGCTTCTGTTCTCCTCCTGCTGTGCTCGACACCGCGAACACCTCACGCACCAGCCGCGCCGCCTCGTGCGGGCTAGGCCCCTCAGTCACGGTCGCGTCCAGCTTCTCCGGCGCGTCCGTGCCCCACATCTTCGACAGCCGCTCATGCAACCGGATGAGCCGGTCGGTAGCCTTGAGGACCAGCTCGGGGTCCTGCTGCTCGGCGCTCTCCAGCGTGGCTAGGACCGCAATCTCCGCCACCACCAGCCGGTCGGTCATCAGCGCCCGCGCCTTGTCAGCGT